GTACTCAGCAATGGCGGGATCTTCGCGGCCGGTGGCTAGGGCCAGGAACTGGGCCATGCCCTCGCTGCTGCGAACGTCGTTGGCCTTAAGTGCTTCGTTGGACTTGCCGCCGAGGGCGGCTTTTCGTTCAGCGAGAAAGTCGCGGCCTTCTTTTTTCTTGGCTTCAATGTCGCCGTTGATGCCAGACAGACGATTGGCCTTATCCTTTTGGTCAGCCAACTGCTTGGCATTCCTGTCTTCCTGCGCTTTCTTTGCAGCGGCAGCACGGTCTTCCATCAGCTGCTGCCCAGCCTGGCGAAACCTTTCAAGCCCTGCCTGCCTTGCTGACTCGGCTTGTCGCTTGCGTTCCGCTATGGCAGCAGCATTTGCTGTGTCATTCATTTTCCAAAACGGAACCCCAGCGGCCTGTTGGCCTGGTGCAGCAGCCTGTGGGCGATTGGCGAACGCTTGGCGGGCTTGTGCCACGATTCCTGCAGCACCGCCACCACTAACGGACGCCTGCGCGCCGCCTCCAGCAAGCCCGCGAACAGCACGCGCAAACGGGATAAACTGAGCGGCTTTGTCTGCGGCCTTGTACACGGACTCAAGCCGAGTTGCGATTCCGCCAAGAGAGCCAATAGCACTGTCGAATACCTTGGCAAGCACTTCTGCAAACTGAAGCAAACCATCAGCGATCGTGTTGGCGATGCCTTGGCCGCCGTTACCGCTCACGCTCTTGAACGACGCAACAAACTTCAGCAAGTCTTCGGCCAGACCCTTCACGACCGGCGCAAGCGACGAAACAACTTGAGCCGTGATGCCAGCAAACGTTGCTTTCACTTCATCTAGTGCGTCATTCATGGCGCTGATTGCCTGCACCTGATCAGTGCCGACGATGGCCCCAAGAGCACGCATTTTTGTCTCAATGCTGGCTACGTTCTTGCTCATCAACGGCAAGAGCTCAACGCCAGACTTGCCAAAGATTTCAACAGCAGCGGCTGCCCTCTGAGCCGGATTCTGAATGGCCGAGATCGCTCGCTGCACAGCCATAAACTGCTTCTCTGGCGACATTGCCAGCAGCGATTGAATGCTAAGACCAAGGCGAGTGAATCCGTCAGCGTTTCCGCTCTCGGCTGCCTTGCCGATTGACACGCCAAGCTTTTGAACTGCTCCCGTCACGTCATCAATGCCCGACAGCTTGGCAGCCATCTGCAGCGCCTGGAGCGATTCAACGCCGATGCCAGTACGCTCGGCTAGGTCGTTGGTAGCATCCACGGAGTTTGCCACTGAGGTGGCGTAACTCAGCGCAGATCGAGCAGCCGAAGAAAACGCCGAAGCGGCCATGCTGGCCCCTTTGGCGACGGCCGCACCAATAGCAATCGCTTTGATTGCGTTTACGTCTTTTGAAACCCGCTCGGCAGCTTGGCGTACCTTCTCCAGCTGCTTGACGGCCTCGTTGACGCCGCCGGCCATCTTGGCGGCATTTGCCGACAGCGTAAAACCGAGTCCGATTGTTGCCATACCTCACCGCTTCAACTTTGAGAGTTCCGCTGCAATCTGCGCGCCAGTCATTGGAGGCCGATCAATCGGCATGAAGTCTTCTTCTTTTGGGGGCGTGCCTCTGGTGTACGGAGCCAATGTTGCGGTGACGATTTTTGCCGTTTGTCGCCAATCGCCGCCTAATGGATTTACGAACCGATGAAAAGCCAGCCATCGTTTGTATTCGGCAACGTCCATGCGTTGGCCAAGTTCCCGCATTGTCATTCCTAGGTGACCGGCCAGCAGCAGCGGGAATGCGTCCAGCGGCCGGTCAACTAGTTTTTTCCCAGCTCCTGGATCTCTTTCTCGTCAATGTCGTTGTGCTGCTGGGCCATCTTGTAGAGCCGAGCGCCAATCTTGCCGTTGATCTTCTTGAGTTGATCGCTGGTAAACAGAGGTTTCCCATCTGCATCAACAAGGCACTTGCTCAGGTACCGGGTGCGAAACTCGTCAATGCCCTGGCCGTCTGAGCGAAGAGCGTCAAGCTCCCATGCCTGCAACTCGCCAAGTGGTAGCGACCGAATCCACACGTCGCACTTCCACTCAGGCACGTTCACCTTGAGAGACTGCGACTGATCAGCGGCAAGGATTTCTTCGGCAAGGCCCATTCGTCACTCCGTGATTTTGAACACTGCGGTCCATTCCTGCAGTTCGCCTACGCTAGCATTCCAGGCAAGCGATTGAAGGATTGCCCTGCTGGATGAGAACGACGCACTAGGGGCTGTGATTGAAAGAGCGCCGGTGGTCGTGACGTACGACGTATTCATTGCCGCCGTGCCACGGCATCGCACTGTGATGGTGCCATAGTCGCCGTCTGCGGATCTGAATCGCTTGTCTCGCCCTTGGTAGGACTTGGACGTTACCTCAACCACGTCCGAAGACACGCCATCAACCGAGACAGAAACCACCTCAGAGAGCGCAGTGCTTCTCCAAGTGACGGTCGTGCCTTGCGAGACAAACGCCACGACGGCCTCCCGTCGTTACTGAACCTTGAACGAGAGCGATTGCTTGACGAGTTCGCCCACGCTATAGGCCACGCTCGAGCTCGACACAGTGGCCGTGTACGTCACCGACGCAAACGAGAGCGAGCCGCTTTGGCCGATTGCCACGATCGACGTGCCAAACGCCTCAACAGAAATTTCGTTGTCCTTGAGGGCGGGAGCCTGATAGAGGCGGCTAGCACCGCTGGCCTGCCCAAGGTGCGACTGATCCAGCAGATCACCGCCAGGCGTGACGGTTACGCTGGTGGCGGTGTACGTGGTGCCCGCAAACACAAACGTGGAACCCTGCGAATCAGTCGCCATCGTGGCCTTCTCCTAGTGAGTTTTGGGCGGCAAAGCCCTACCCCAAAACTAGGCCACGACGTGGCACCCCTTGCAGTTAGTAGCGTCCCTTCTCTAGGTCTTTCTCGGCCTTGTCGATGCCGATACGCAACTGAGCAAGGAGCACGCTTTGCATGGTTGCCTTGCTGGAATCAAACGCTTTTTGCAATGGGTGCAATGCAGGCATCGCACCAAGCCCCTTGCTTGGGTCAACTGAGGCAATGAACGCCAGCGGGTACGCCGGATTCGTGCCCGCCTTGGAAACCTTAAATGGGCCGCCGGTCTTAAAACTGCTCATCAGCACGCGGTCGCTGTGAACGGCTTCTTTTGTACGGAGCACGAGCGTCTGCCTAAACCCGTTCACTGACGTACGCTTTGAGCGGAACTTCCGGCTTTTCCCTGGGAACCGCCGTTGCGTTCCAAACTCTACAAGGTGAGCATGGAAAGCGCGGTCGTTGCCAATCTGAACCTTTCCGCCTGGAACCTTTTTGCTGTCTCCGGTGCCGCTGCGACGGTAGCCAATGACGGCCACAGGCACCGGAATATTCATCCGATTCTTTTTGTACGTCTTCGTTTTGACAGTCACCGCACGGGCAAGGTTGCCTGTCTTTCTACCTAGTCGGCTTACCTGACGCTCAAGCGCTGACTTTCCCCAGTAGGCCGCCTTTTTCACGGCACGCAAGCCGTACCGTTGCATAATCTTTTCTGGAAATGTGCGAAGTTCAGCCTGCAGCCTTTGAATTTCATCCGAAGCGACTTCGGCCTGCACCTTGGCCCTTCCAGCAACACCAACGGCAAGTTCAATCACGATGTCGCCTCGTTGATGCGAAATTCAAACGTCTGCTGTACCGAGTAGTACGGCAGCATCTGGTCATCCTGCGGCATGTCTACCCCATCGGATTCAGTCTGCAGCGTGCTCCGCTGGATCGTCACGCCGGCAGTCGTGCCCGTCCACCCGTCCACCGCCAGGCGTACCGCTCGAGCAATCGACTTCACGGACGTGTACGACGTGCCGTAGGTGGTCAGCTGCAGCGTCACCACGGGGTTGCCGACGTTGCCGGCCAGAGACTGGGGACGCTCTACCGCAGTCCGCTGGTACACAACGAGCGGCAGCGGCGTGCCCTGCGGTGCAATCAGCGGATATACCCGCGTGCTGATGAGCGAAGAAACGGCCGTCTGGCTTGTCAGGCGGGCGTACAGAAACGCTTCTGGGGCTTCGGGCAGGCTCATGCGTCACGCTTCTCCGTGCAGATGATTTCCTGATGCCACAGCCTGTCACGCTCAAGCACCTGCCCAATCTCTAGCGTGCGGTTTCGGTATTGAATCCGCATGGCGGACGTGAGCCCGTCTAGGTAGCGGATCTTCACGCGGTGCGTCATGAATCCCACCGTCTCGGCAAAGCGTTCAGTCTCGCGGGCAGATAGCGAATCGACAGACGCCCATACGGTGGCGAACGTGCTCCACGTCAGCGTTGGCTCACCAACCTCGTTTTTAGTGGTAGCGGCCTGCTGAATCGTCACGCGCGTCCACATGTCACCGGCGCGAAGCGTCATCGGTAGCTACCCCACCGCAGGGTGTCGAGTATGGCCTTGACGCCAAACGGCACCTCAGAAAGTGCAGTTTCTGTGGACGCATCGCGGTTGCTCCACAGGTGGCCCACAACCATTTTGATGGCGGCAGCCACGGCGGCCATGTTTAATCCGCCAACATTGTCGTTTTGCCAATAACCAACAGGCCCGGCGTAATAAATCACAACGACGCTGTTCTGGTCAACCAGATGGCTAGGCCACGTCTTTCCGTACAACGGACGAATAACGCCCGGCGTTGCGTTGTAATCTATGCGGTATTCCGCACTCGACAACTCAACAGGAGAGCTACCAGCGCTTGGAATGTACGTCACCGTTACATCAAACCCATCAGGGTTTGCAGCCAAAGGCGGGCGTGGCAACTCAATATCCAACTGCGGCACAGTGCCTTGGCGGCCTTCAATGTTGTTGCCGTCCGCCTTTAATCCGAACTGTACCGGCGAACCTATGGCCCCATAGAAAGAATCGAGCGACATCGTGTATTTCGACACAACAAAAGTGCGGTCGCAATAGTCCTCTGCCCATCGGCGGGCCGTCGTGATCAAGGCGGAAATCAAATCGTCATCGTCGTTGTTGTCAATGCGAAGGTGCAGCTTCGCTTCAGCAAGCGTCACCGGCTCAATGCCGCCGTCTTCATTTCGTACGAGGCTGCGGTATCTCATCGGCGCTTTCTCCTGCGCGGGGCGTCTGCGGTTTCCACGTCGCGGTGCTCAACGGTCGCCACCTCGAGCAGCGGCTGCTCCTCAACGTGGTTGACGGCGTAGCCGTGCAGCACAAGGCTCTTGGCTGGCCCCTTGTCCATCACGATCACGTCACCACGCCTGTACGCTTGGTAGGGCCGCACGAACCGGATGCGGGCTTGGTCATCTCTCATGCGTTCATTTCTCCGTGCTCAATGCTGCCCCACGCCTCAGGCGGCCTGCGGCCACCCTTGTTCCAGTAGTCGCTTGGCGATTGGTAGACGGGCTTAAGATCCCGGCCCGGCCAAGTGAACTTGAGTTCCGCGTGGCCAATGGCCACCTGCGGGGCAATGCCAAGTGTGTTGCCGGCGGCCTTGAACTGCGCCCAGAAGTGAATGTCTGGGTCGCGCCTTGAAACCTCCCCCGGCGGCGCATCACCCCAATGCCCATCAGGACGTGGAGTGCCAAGAAACCACGGAGTGGGGGTCCGCTTGAGTGCTGACGAGCGGATGAGCGTGCAGCCAAAGTGGGCGGTTTCAACGGGCTGGATCACCGCCTCAAACCATGCGTTGGGCAGCTGAACCGTGCCAATGGTGCCGTCGTGCCCTTCTGGCGTGAACATGGGCACGCCCTCGTCACGCTTCGTCTGCAGCGGGGCCACAGCGTCGTACCCGCTGATCAGGGCTGCCGTCATCAGCCGCTGGATGGTGTCGGCCTCGTACACGCTGTCGAAGTCCACCACCAGCACCCAGTCCGTGCGGTCAATCATGTCCAGCAGGACACGGTCTAGGCATTGCTCCCAGAATGCACCAGTGAACTTCGTAGGGCGAATGTTCAGCGGCAACAGGCTCTGCATCGTGCAGAAGAAGTTGTCTTGAAAGCCGAGCCGGGGCACGCTGAACGCGGCCTCCACTCGCAGATCGTGCTCGATATTGCCGACGCGAAACTTCACGAGTGCTCCTTGGTAAACGCCAAACGGGCGGCCGGGCGAACCCAGCCGCCCGCTCTTGGGCGTTTTACTATGCGTGTCCAGCGTCAGAGCGACTTGTAGTCGTTCACGTTGGCCGTGGTGGCGTCGTACGCACCCTGTTCAGCCTTGGTCAGCCTGGCGTTGGTCACGACAGCCACCGTGTTGCCGGGGCTCGTCACCACCGTCAGGTACCTCTTGCGGCCACGCAGGTCGATGTTGAACCGGGCCACAGCACCGACGTTGGCACCGGTCGTGCTGCCGGCACCAGCCGTCACCGAAAGGCCGCTGATGTCCGCCTGGCCCGAGCCGCTGGCGTCCGACTCCTGCACCTTCAGCACGCTTGCGTACGAAGTGGTGGCAGCCGTGAACGGGCTGTACACAACGTCGATGGCCGCATACTTGAAGCCGAGCG